GTATGAAAAAGAATTTGTTAAGAGTATAGCATGAATAATCAGGACCAAGTAGTTGTTGGTTTCGTGCGATCTGTCCAGATAGATGTTGGCTTAACTCTAGGAGTCCAAAGAAGAGATAGGCTCAGCGTTAAATCAGACACATTAGCTGTATCCGTAAGCGAACGTATGAAGACAGCTGTTCTGGAAACGGAGTCAGTGAGCGTAGTCGATTCAACTAACATACGTGGTAGCACACGCGTAGCTGTGACGGATGGGGTGAGTGCGCCTGATTCTACCAGGGCTCTCGCAAAAGAACCCACACGAGCGGCAGTGTCTGTATTTGTAACAGTCTCAGTCAAACTAATGGTTGAAAGTGGAGCTTCAATTTCAACTGAAATGAGCGACCAGCTGTTCCCAGACGTCATCCCGTAAGAAGGAGTCTGCGCACCCGCTGTAGGAATGGATTTATACCAAAGCTGAGAAGATAGACCGCTCCTAATCGATGCTCCATTCGTCGACGACCAAGTGGAGCTAATAACACCACTGTCGTTCCCGTGGCAAAATGAATCAATAACGAATGAATTATTCTCCGCAGTTGTAATTGAGTTTGAAGCTGAGGTAGAAATCGAATTGCTAAAATTTGTCCCTACATTCAAGCCGGAAACATCCGTTCTCGAACCGGAAAGTGTTATAGCCGCCACGTTGAAGTACCCAATAGAGGCGGAAAAAGATATTACAATATTTTTTGAGCTGGTTGCAATTGCTCCACCGTATGCATACAACCATTGCTTGTTATTCCCACCTGGAGAGAGGCTTGAAACAAGCGTCATCGCGTTACCGTCGTAGGTCATACCAGTTACATTCTGAGCCTGGTTCGTTCCTACGGTCACTAAAAGTAATGTATCGCCAGAAGCTCCGGTAAAAGGTACCGTTTCAGATGTTACACCTACACCAGTCCAGTGATCTTTGGTTGTACTCTGGCTAAAAGCGATAGGCATACCTCGAGTATATTACAGACTAACCCATCGAAGACCGTAGCATCTCCGTGAGCCAGTCGACTAAGACGCTTGAACGCTGTAGGTAAGTTGCAGAGAGTCGCCATTAATGACGTTAACAGCTGTAAATACTTGTCGTGAAAGAAGAGTCCCGACAGAGGCAGCGTTTAGAATACCAGCCTCAGTGACTGCCTTCGTACCCGTGACGGTGAAAGTCGTTGTCAAACGAGCTGTATCATTCGTAACGGAAGTCGTCACACGTGAAGCTGTAGCGTTTACACGAGCCAAGCCTGAATCAGTAATCTCAGTCTGGAGCGTTGTATTACCTACGGCGGCGGCGTTAGTACCGACGCCTACTGCGAGATAGGTGAAAGCGGCTTCAGATCCGGATCCATTGATACGTGAAGCAATGCCGGCTTTACCAGCGCTCGTGATAAGGTTATGCACAATACGGGCACCTAAAATCTTACCAGCGGCGTTTCTGTGTGTAAGATGAAAAATTCCAAGCTCCTCTGTTTTATCAAAGCGATTCTTTCCAACAGATGTTTTTAGCATGTCAGACGTAATGATTTTCTGTGTTTCCATAGAAATTATAATGAACTATTAAGTTTTGATGCAACACCTTCTTGTAGAGATTCCTTCGCCAACTGTTCCCGCTCTAAACGCGCAGCTTCATCTTCCTTATTACGAGCATCAATCCAAGCATTTACCTCTTTCATAACATCTTCTTCTGTTTCAAAATTCTCAATCAGCAAACGAAAAGGCTGTTCATCATCATCGGACTGGATAAGAGCAACCCATACAGTTCGTGAAGCGCCATCTTCTACCCCCTGCTCCTTAACAAGTTTATAGAATTTATACATAACGAGATTATTATAGCATTATTTAAAACTCATGCGGCGGGGAATGAGCTGTGGGCGAACGCTCCGGTCATGATTCGCAGAAAGTTCCTCAAGCAAATACTTGAGACCATCTTTCCCATCTCCTCCCGGACGTCCGAAGATCTGACGCTCAAGACTCGATACCTTATTCCACATCTCTTCCGACTCCGCATAGTCGCGCGCGGCGCCGCACGCGAGAATCTTTTGAGCTGAGAGTGGCAAGTTGGGGATATCTCCACCTGACACAAGGTCCGTGATATCCTCCACCGTTTCGATCGCGAGACCACCCACAACCGCTGCTGATGGCTTTGGGTAGATGAAGATCGAGTTATCAAAGACGCGATACACAGGACTCGCTTCCGTGCCTTGAGCAATCGCGTTGTTCTCGAAGGCGCTATCCGTGGATTTATCATCGATTCGACGCGCAAGAACGTAGCTCGATGAGTTCGGGTACTTGATCGAGACACGGTTCAGATAGATCATCGCTGTCGGTAAGAGGTACTCAATCTGGTCCTGAACCAAGTCAGTTGTCGATTTTTCGCCCTGATACTCCCAAATTCCAGACGCGCCAATAACCCACCCGACGCATTGTCGATACCACTCATTCAGGTTCGCATCGACATCCGCATTCGGATAATCGCTCGATGTTAATTGCAGCGAGATCTTTCGGAGCGCCGAAGCGCGGAGTGCGGTGAGGTTCATATAGTGAGAGGACGCCGCCCGAGAGACTCAGGCGGCATGACTCTTACAACGTGGTTGCGGCAAGACGCATGTTACCAGGCGTGTTGACGTACACAGCGTTTTCCTGAGAGCTGAAACTATTTACAGCAATTGACTTGGCGGGCATAGAGAGGGATTAACGTGCGAATTCCTTCGCAGCGTCTTTGTTGTTAGCAAGATTTAGCGGATGATTCGATGCGAGGACCAAATCTTGGCCGTGCGTATCAGAGATCATCTTCGCGATGTCCTGTGGGACATTCACGTACTTGCCCTTTGGAAGACTGAATCCGAATCCGTTGATGTTGAAACCGTGGACAGCATCTTTTGACTCAGATGGATCGCGAGGAATCGTGACCATGATGAGCTTCTGACGCGCCAGGTATTCGCGTGTGCGAACAGCTTTGTCGGATAAGGTGAAGCGTCGGTCCTCATTCAAGTCGCCAATGTTGACGCTTGGATCGTACTCGAAGTTCGCTTCTTCTTCGGCAAGCAATTTGCGAGCCGCTGCAACTTTCGCCGCGCGGTCCGCTTTTGCCGCCTTACCTGTTACAGGCTTTTCGACGGGTGCTTCTGACTCTTCATCAGAACCTTCAACACCTTCTTCCAACTCTTCGTCTTTGGATTCATCTTCTACTTCGGGCTTTTTTCCGACAGAACCGACAGATGCTCCTGGCAACGTGGCTTTTTTAAATTCTTGCGTGCTCATAGGATTAATCAGTGAAAGAACTAGGGGCAGGCAATGCGCTTGCCCCTAGTCCATTTTCTTTAAGCGGTTACACCGTGCTCAATGCGTAAGACCCAGTTTTCGTTCAAGATCTTGGTGACGAAGTAACCCTTCCAACCGTGCGTCGCGCGCTGGTCAAGAGGATCAGTCGAACCACCAGAACCAAGTGGGTGGGTGATCGTCTGCAACGCGTTTCCAGCGATGCGAGTAATACCGTAGGCATTCGTCGCAAGGATCATGGAAGCGTAGACATCGACACCGGCAGCACCTGCACCTGCGAACACCTTAGCGTTCGTCGTTTCGATACAACGTACTTCGTCGATCGAGCCAACTTCGCCTGGCATCACATCAGCTTGGTTTGGGTAATCCTGAACTTTGATAAATTCATAGTCAGCCTTCAAGTCGAAAGTCGTCTTTGGGTGGACGATCATGATGTAACACGCGTTGATTGGAGTCGTGTGAACGTTTGGATTTGGGTTCACCATCGACGTAATCTTTTGCGCTTCATTGATCTTCAATGTACGCACAGCTTCACGAACTTCGGCAGCCGTCATCTTCATGGCAGCCGTAACGGTCACGCGCGAGACAGCGGTGGAAGCGTACTGAACAGTCGTACCGGCAACGAGGACGTCGCGGCAAAGCTGATCGAACGTGTTTCCGGCTTGCTGGCCGAGAATGTCGTTAAGTTCCATCAGAAGAGGATCTTCTGTTTCGGTCTTCAATTCGTCAGTTAAGACGATGAAGTCTCCGTACTGAGAAGCAGTCGCGGAAATATCCGTGACAGACAACTGAGATCCGGTTGGGGTTACGCCTTCCGTGAGAGCGGTCGTAGCAGCATCCAAGAGCGCGTAGCGGCGGAATTTGATGGTATCAGAAGCATTCTGAGGGATGTCGCGAATCTGTCCAAACCAGGTGTGAACGAGGTGAGGGCGTGCTTTTTCAAGCATTTGGCGATCGTAGAACGCACGAACGTGAGGTACAACGGTAGTATTGGTATTTGGCATAGGGGTTAAATGAGTCCACTCGTACTAGCCTCTCCCCCGGGCGTAAATCTCTTGTGTCCTTGCAGCAACCTGCTCAGGAGTAGCTTTCGTCCAGTCGATTGGCTTTGCCGTCTGTGGTCCGCGATGCTTGGAACTTGGGGAGGCTTTTGCAAGGCGTGCGCGCGCATCTTTGTCGTTGACAAACTTGCGGACGATTGGCTTTTGCAAGGCTTCTTCCAAAGAAATTCCTTTGGCAGTCGCATAGTCTTGAACTTCATCGACCATCTTCGAGGGGATTTCTGGGTGGTCAAACCGGAAATCGTTTCGTTCCGTTAATCTGCGAATTTCCTCAAGTTCAGAACCTTTACTAGCGGGCTTCTTCTTAGGGACGGGAGGTTTATCAGCCTCCTTATCGGCACCCTTTAAAGCCTTCTCGCGCCAGTGCTTCTTCTGTTTGAGAATACTCTTCGTCTTCTTGTAAGCTTCGAGGACCTTGGCTTGATTGGCGGGATCGGATAAATCCTCCTCCTCCATTTTCAAGATATCTTCTTCGAGCTCATCGAGGTCATCGTCACCTTCGGCGTCTTCATCCTCTTCATCAGAAGATTCGTCAGCGTCGGTTCCTTTGTCCTCATCCTCCTCTGAAGACTTATCGTCTTCATCTTGATTTTCCGAGGTTGTCTCCTCGTCCTCTTCTTCGGCTAATTCCGAGAGGGACTTTTTGGCTTCATCGGCCATAGGGGTAGTTGGTTTTAAGGTCTTTACTGACCATACAAATTAGATAAAAAACTAGCGAGTGACTTTCTTCTGTGCTTTGCCGGACGCTTTCTTGCCAGACATTGTTCCTGTTCGGAGTGTCGTGACTTTAGCGTTCGCACCCTTCATTGGAGCTGCTTTGCGCATAGTGAGGAAATAAAGAATTAACGGAACGAAGAAGCTTTCGGGTCCTTAGATATCGGCTCAGCGATATCCAGGTCCGTCAAGATGTCGCTAAGTATATCATACGCGTTGGAACGCGCACACGTCTGGAGCCCGACGTTGCCCTTTAAATCGATTTTCTTGATGTCCCTGAGTTCTTCGAGGTGAAGAGCAAGGACCTTTCGGACCAAAGCCCACGCTGGTTTATTCGACGCGATGAAGCGTTGAATGACCAGACGTTCGTCATCGGAAATTTCTTGTAGATCTTTTTCCATAGATTAGCGTGTAGGCGCTGAGTTAGAAGGTTGAGGCGCGACTTTCGCAGACGCATCACCAGGATTCGAGGCAAACTTACTCATTGCAGGGGAGGCCGCATCCATTCCAGGCATTGGCTGCACTGGCGCAGACGTGAATCCGACAAGCTTGAGAGGTGAGATGCCAGAGAATTCCATGATACGACCGATAATCATACGCGCATTCGGATCTTGGAGGATCGCAGGATTCGAGGTAACGATCTGGAGAATGTTCCCCAGAGTTTCCTTTGTCGCTGACTGATCTTCCGTTTCTCCGGTTGGATCAATAGAGAGGCGTGCCTTCTCGAGGAATTCCTCATCCATGAATCCTTTTTCAATTTTGATTTTACGGTCCGAATTCTTCATCTGCTCAGAGAGAGTCTTCGCTGCCGTGTCGAATTCTTCGCGAGTAGGCAAATAGCCCGTCTTCAAAATGTAATCTTTGAGCTGTCCGTACAAGACAGAGTTTCGATACGCCTCATCGAAGGCTGAGAGCTCCTCGACAGAGCCCATGAGATCGATCATGTGCTCGTGATCCATCTTCTTCCCGATTTCAGGGAGTACCCAGTTGCGCATGACGTCAGAAACAAAGATGCCACAGTTCTGACGAACGAATTCAAAGAGCTTCTTTGCAGACGCGCCAAGCTGAGCTCCCAAACGGAACGGAGTAGCCGCCGGCATGGACTCACCCGTGACAACTTCAAACGTATTACAAATCTTATCAGCCAACGTCTCAATCATCGTGACCTCATTCTGGTACTGGTTAAACGCACGAATTTCCGTCGCGACAGGATCAATCGGATGCGTCGTTTCGAGAATGTCGCCATCCACTGCATCCTGCATCAAGTTCTTCAAATACATCTTCCCACGCGTCTGGAACAAGTGAAGCGACCCCATGCGCAGTGCCATGAAGAAGCGGTTCACGAGTTCGTTGATACGGATCTGCAACGGGATCAACATCTCCGTGTTTCCAAGCCCAAGCCAGCGACCTGGGTTCTTGCGCATGTGGACCTCTTTGTATGGAAAATCCTCAGGTTCGGCGAGCTCCGCGAACAACGTCTGGTTCGCGCCACCTGGTTCAAGTCCGGACACGATTGCCATGACGTACTTGTACTTTGTACTCGACGCTTCGGGCGCTTCACCTTCCTCCGCGTCCTCAGACGTGCCAGGCTTCAAGTGATCGGGTAAGAAGGTCTCAGGAATCCAACCCCACACTTCGTACACCTCATAGGCAGGCAAGGAGTCTGTGAGGGCATATACGCCAGCGGAAGCTGTCGTGACTTCCTGCATGTAGGGCTGTTTCTTGAACGAGCCAGCAGCGAGGAGGGCCTCGACTGCTTCTTCGCTCCAACCATCTTCAACCTTATCGCGAATCTGCTGCGCGCTCATGATGATGCGCTCCGCGAAAACCTGAGAGCCAATCAACGTATCCGCCGCCTGGTCACAGATCACATCGCGTAAATCGACGTTCTGAATGCAGACTTTACCTTCCGCATCCATCGTTTTCTTCCAAATGACGGAACCAAAACGAGGCAGGTCTTCCGCCATTTGGTTCAAGATGCTCGCGAATCGCTCGTCACGCATCCAATTCTGCAAGGACATCCGAAGAATCCAGCTCTTCCAATACGAGTTCTCGAGATCCGTCGTCACGCGCATGTCCTTCGTATCAAGATCGATGTTCTTCGTCGCGTGGGCGTTTCGGTGATTGATGATGTTGTGGAAGAACTTATCGTTTCCGTTCTCATCAACATCCCCATTCTCGAACTTGGAATTCAAATAGAAATGAATCGTCTTCAACGTTTCGTATTGATTGAATTCCAACCCTTCCATGATTTCAATCTTTTCACTCAAAAAATTCCTCTTCATTTCTGCCAGCAAACTCGCGATAGAGTCCGCCGCGGGAGTGGTCGGAGAGACATGCGTACCTTGCACGCTGTTCCGATACTGCGCCTGATTTCTTTTTTGAGCCATAATTGATTCTGATGATAACACGTTTTTTCATTTACTTAAAACGTCGAACGCCAGTCTGGGTTCGTTCGCGATTTCGCTCGACGCGCGCCTTCTGTCTTGGGTCGTTCATCGAGATCGTACAATGGGCTCGCATCTCCCACGCAATCGCGGTTGCAATCAACAAATCGAAGTGGCGCGTGGTCTTCGCCATCTGAGACTGGGTGACGAGGTTATCTTCTTTCGCGTACATGCGCGCTTCGCGAATAATCGAAGGGTCTGGAATGAAGAGAGAATTCTCATCATCTTCCATGATGTTCTTGAGGGACGCCATCATGCGCGGCTTCGTCGCATTGTTCGTCGAGAAACCAAGACGGGTCGTCGGGCGAGACTCTTTCCCTCCTTTGATCTCGAATTCATAGATGTTTGGGTACATCTCCTGCAGCTTCACACAGACAGTATGCCCCGTACGCGCATTCTCAGGCGCGATGATACAGGTCCCGTACATGTTTCCGACACGTGCCAGATCAAACGCAAAGTTCACAGGATCAATCGTGTTGCTCTTATAGGTCGCGACAACACGGTTAGCTGTGAAATCGATAACACACATCGTGGAAGAGTCGAGGCCCACGCCGTCCGCGACGTCAGCACCAATGCCGTAGGCATGATTCCGATGATAGTGCTCGTACACCATCAAATCGCCGTCGACGTAGAGAGGCTCGCGCACCTCATGCTGCATCTTGAAATTCAAAACGTCTGCATTGAACTGCTTATTTCCTGTCGAAAGGAACGCCTCGTCTGGCGTCGACGGGTACTGCTCGCGCATGCGCCCCTTCTGCGTCGCGGCTTTCAAGGCGTACCAGCACTTCTGTCCTTTCGTGAGAGTAATCTCAAGCTGCTTCTCAAGATCATTCAGGTACTTCGCGATTGCTACGGGGATTTGGATGTCTTCATCAATCGTGTAGCCAGGATCTTCATACCACGGGAAGAAGAAGAACTTGTACTGCATCTTCGAAAGAGAGCGGCTCACCTCAGCCGTGTCTGCTGATGCTTGCACAGCGTTTAACTTCATCTCAAGCTCGATCGCATCCAAACACATCTGGTGGAAGTCATTCCCTTCACCTTCTGCCGTGGATTCGATGAACACCAAACCACCGTCATCAGGGACGGTCGGCAACGCGGACTTCTTCACGTCGGATGCCTTCTCAGGAGACGATTGGCAGAGGGGGCCGTACTCGGAAATGTGCAAACACTGGTAGGTCCCAGAGTGCAGCGTGGTCCCCACCTTAAAGGATGATCCATTCTTCCACGTCATCTCACTCGTCGAATCAGATTCAGACGTCAGACCTTCGGACTCTTTCAAGGACTTGGGGAACTTCTGCCACGCGAAGTCGATTTTTCTAAAAATATTGATACCATTCTCCTTTTTATCAGCCACGATCGCTGCCTTCGTGCCGGCCACAAACAAACACTGATCCAAAAACAGGATCGCGATAAAGGTACTCATGCCGAGCTGACGCGCCTTCAAGATGATGTTTCGGGTGTGGAGGTTCTTCAAGAGATATCGCTGAACGATATTTGGCTTGAACTTCACGGTATTCCCGTTCTTGTCCTCGATGAAATACAAATTTGAAATGCGCCACAGGAGATCGTTTAAACGAGGATCTTTCTGCTCGCGCTTCTTCCAAGCCATCACTTTGATCTGGGTATCAAGCTTCGGCACGATCGCCGGCGCCAGAGTCGTCACCACGTCCCCTACTTGTTCGTAGATTCTATTCATAGAGAGGTGAATCGGAGTTTTCGATATCGTCTAAAAGGGCATTCATATCGATCGTGCGGACAGTCGATTCTGTCTTCGATCGCATGTTCGTTTCATTCGTCGCGGTGAACATCGCGAACTGCGGGTGGTAGGTCGCATTCAATCCACCACGGACAAGGTTCGTTTTCACCACGTCCTGCGCGAACTCGTACGCCCTCCCGAGTGTCTTTGGATACGCCTTCGCGAGCTGCTTAATCTCGGCTTCGGTCAACGCCACCATGTTCGCGAACTCAGCCATGAGAGGGAGTGGCGCGTTGTAGGGCTTCTCGATCTCGGACTGGGAGCCGTCTCGATTTATTACGATCTCCTTGTACCAGCCAGAGAGAGGGCGGCCGAAGTATGCCACCATGCTCTCAGCCACACTGAGGGCGTACTCGTCAGAGAATTCTTTCGGGGCAAAAAATTTTTTTGGATCGACTGGTAGGGGGCGATCAGTTTGGGGGAGAAGTTTTTTTGGAGGAGTCAGCATTTGGAAGATCGTCTGCTCCTTCGGGGCTTCTTTTGGGAGGGGGATGATGGGCGAGGCGAGGTGTTTCGAATTCTCCAGCAGATTTTTTTTTCTTTGGCTTGATGACGAATTGTCCTCTTCTATATTAGAATTTGGGGATTTTAAGGGGGACAAAACGTTCTCCTCTCTATTAGAATTGGGAACTAAAAAAGGGGGATGTCCTGTCGAAAGTTCCCGCGCGCCACGCGAATCCCGAACATTGGACATGGGGGGATACCCCCGCCCCTCCTCCTCGCCTCTCTCACGCACGCACGCCCCCCCTGCCCTAGCAGCTAGGGCCTCGTGACTCTCCTCAACGCGCATCTTTATTGATTCGATATACATGCGCCAATGATACCACGAACAACGCAAGTGTCGTAAAACAAAGCCCTTTTAACATTGTACGACACGTGGACCAAGGCACTCATATACCCTCCATTTTCTCCTAGGCCATTTAAACGCCTCGGTTCTGAGCCCTCCCCTCCCTAATACCCCTGTTGATAACTATTATGATGCGTACATATTAACCAATAGAATCAATATGTTTGTGAAATGTTGACATGATAAACAAGGCATGTTATTGTATAGACATGAGAGAGCTTAATCTCTCGTAGAACTTTCTCCCCTTCCACTATGAGAAGAATCTATACGCACGTTGGAACAGTCGAATCGCTCCGCGTTGCACTCAACCACCCTAAGCCCATGACACGAGCAAACTACTGGATCGGCTGCGCTCTATTCGCTGGACTCGGTGCCGTTCTCGCCTTAGTCATTTACTTCGCCTAACTATTACCTATATGTCATACACACACTTCCACGTCTTCAATGTAAAGTATCTCGGACCAACCAACACACAAGGAAGCCGCGTCAAGATCACCACAACGCGTTTTAAGAGCTCTAAAACCATTCCATTTGATTACTCCCTAACCAACATAGAAGACATGGCAGCGGCTTATTTAGAGGCTCGAGGCTATAAGGTGGAAGGAACGGCGGAGGGTTTAGTCATTACCAGCACGTTCGACGCGCTCACCTAATATGCAAACCTTTCTTTTCTCAGAGCTGACGGAGCGAGG